ATGAATGACATAGAAAGACTCATCAGCAATAACGCAGCCTGGTCCAAAACCATGATTGATGAAGATCCTGGTTTCTTTGAGCGGCTTTCCCAATCTCAAAAACCCCGCTTTCTGTGGATTGGCTGTTCTGACAGCCGTGTTCCCGCCGAGCGCCTGACAGGGCTTGAGCCAGGCGAACTGTTCGTTCACCGTAACGTTGCCAACCTGGTCATCCACACCGACCTTAACTGCCTGTCCGTTGTGCAATATGCTATCGACGTGCTGGAAGTCGAACACGTGATTATCTGCGGTCACTACGGCTGTGGCGGTGTGCAGTCGGCGGTTGAAAACCCTGAACTGGGTTTGATTAATAACTGGTTGTTGCATATCCGGGACATCTGGTACAAACACAGTTCCCTGCTGGGCGAACTGTCGCCAGAGAAGCGCCTCGATAAGTTATGTGAACTGAACGTGGTTGAGCAAGTTTACAACCTCGGCCACTCCACCGTGATGCAATCGGCCTGGAAACGCGGCCAGAAAGTCACGCTGCACGGCTGGGTTTACGGCATTCTGGACGGACGTCTGCGCAACCTAGAAGTTGATGCCACCAGCCGCGAAACACTGGAACAGCGCTACCGTCAGGGCGTCTCCGCCTTGCTGAACGGCGACCCGCAATAACAAGCCGCTCTACTCTACAGAAATTCAAAAAACAAAAGGCACAAAAATGTGCCTTTTTTACCATTTATTTTTCCTGCACTTACAACGCGAACACTATAAATCAATGAGTTATAAATACTGTAAGCAGCTGTAAGACCTACAAAGATGCTTAGGTGTGGACACTATGTGGACACTCCAGCCCCGCTTTTCCCCTCAGTGGATTAAAGGAAATTGCGTCCTGCAGGAAGTCCGGAGCGAAGTGAGCATAGACCATTGTCTGGTTGATATTCGCGTGTCCGAGAATTCTTTGCAGGGTGATTATGTTCCCGCCGTTCATCATGAAATGTGTGGCAAACGTATGTCGCAGCACATGCAATGATTGCCCTTTCGGTAAGTCTGGCTTCACCGATTTCAATAGCAGCCGGAAGGTCAAGTAATCGGCATCAGGAAAAAGTAATCCAGACTTCTGATTTTTGACTGCCTTACATACCTCATCTGAGATCGGGACTGTTCTGGGTTTGCCATTTTTGGTATTGAGAAAAGTCACTCGGTTATTAATGACGTTCTCAACCTTCAAACTGCTTATTTCTCCCCAGCGGCCTCCTGTACTCAGGCTCAGGATCGCAATCCTCTTATTGTCCCCTTCCAAAACAGACAGCAACTCCTCAATTTCATCAGCAGACATAAAAGTCATGGATGATAGCTGCCCTTTTAGCAACGTTACGCCATGCAACGGATTTTCAGCGTGGAATAAACCTGCTTCGTTCAGGTAAGTAAACAGACCACTCAGCAACATCAAATTGCGGTTTACCGTCGTTGCCTTAACGCCCTTCGCCAATCTCAAAGACTTAAATTTTGTAATAGCCAGGCTATCAATTTGGAAAGAACAAGGGTCATCCATCAGGTTGCAGATGAATTCCAGTTTGGCTTTATCGAGCTTGCCGTGTTTCACGTTCTGCCCGTGATAGAGCCACCACAGTTCTATCAGCTCGGATAACGGCCGCTTGTCTGCCGGTTTAGATAGCCATTCTTTGTCGTGATAATTAACCGCTACATATTTTTCGTAGGCGGCTGCTTCATGTTTCTTGTCGAACCTACGCCGGAAGCGCTTTCCGTTGCGCCCCTGCGGTCTGATGTCCACTTCATAACGACCATCATCGAGCTTCTTAATCGACATATTGAAGCCCTCCGGAATCGTGGGTACTGCAAAGACTCTGTGATTCTATAAAACGTAAAAAGTCGAAATGTAGCGTTAACCAGTCTTTTTGTCGGAGTGGGACGACGTTGTTTCGTCCTGCCCAAAGTGTGCGAGAACCGGCGCGATCTGTCCGGCTTCAGGGGAAATTTGATCAGTCATGAACCACATTGTGTATTTTGTGAACTTAGGTTGATTCAGAAGTTTCATCGTCATTTCTAAGCTCATGCCTTTCGTTCCATTTTCATAGCTCGAAAGTGTCGCATATTTAATTCCAGTTAACTCACTGAAATCCTTACGAGTAAGCCTCTCCGACTCACGGATGAGCTTGATTTTCTCCGATACCTCTATTGACATAATTATACCATCGTCAAATAATGTGACCATTGTAAGGCAGAAATTTGCCACCATTGGCAATTAAAAGCAGTTATAGGCAATTAATTACACTATCGGAGAGATTAGCAGATGGGCAAACAAATCGTAAGTGTGTCGGATGTCCTGCCGTATTCGGAATTTGCTAAGGCAATTGGTAAAACGCCCGCAGCAGTAAAAGGGATGATTGAAGCTGGCAAGCTCCCAATTGTCGAAATGCGTAACCCTGAAAATCCTACAGCACGTGCGGAAAACTGGGTTTATCTCCCTGCCTGGAACGCAGGTATGAAGTTGGCGTTTGAAAAGCGTCCAAAAGAGATTCGCGACGGCTGGCTAATGTGGCTTGGCTTGGGCGAGCCGAAGTAATACTTCGTTAGATTGATATTTAAGTTGGAGGAAAGCATGGCTAAAAATATTGGTTCCACAATTCAGGACAGTTTACTTTTTTTAGATTTTCAAGATGTAAATAAAGGAAGGACATTCGTCCTTTTAACTTCAATTATATCTATTCAACGAAATGGCGAAGGTGCTCTTATCACCTTAGATTCGGGACTGGAGATTTCAGTTCATTTAAGTGTCACAGCAGTAATGAGCACAATTGCATATGCCGTTAAGAATTGCCGCAGATCTCACCCCGAAGTAGCAGACACGATTCCTGCAATGTTTATTTTTGCCTTATCTGAGGAAGATAAGGCCAGTCTAGACCGGCCTATGGAAGCTATTAGATACGCTCGATAAAGCTTTTTAAATGCGGTTCTATTGGGAATTTTTGATCAATTAGATGATCAATTTCATTCACAAGACCTTTGAGTTCAGATCCTAAAGCACTCGCCCCATCGGGGGTTTCGATGGATTTTAACAGTTTTACTAAATCTGTCAGTTGAGCGCGAACCTTGGCTTCTCTACTCATAAATGTCTCCTTTTGTAATGTGTTTAAACCTGAGTCATCTCGCGAAAGGTAATCAGGCTGAACAACTTTACCATATGAATCATGGTGAAAGAGTGCATGTTTCCATTTCAGGCACTCGAGCCAACATAGGACAGGTGAAGATGAGTATCTCAGTTGCACCACTGCTGAAAAGACAAAGCCCTTCCCGCAGTTTTGGACATGGCTGGATTGAGCTACCAGGTGGCAAACGCTGGAATCCAGCTAAACCGCAAATGTATTCAACCGGTTCGATCCGGAAGCCCTTCTACAAACGCTTCTTTGGTTGAGGTGTCTATGCAATCGCAAACATTGAGCTATTCGGAAAGTATCCCGAAGGAAAAAAGAGAGGCATGTTTTCAGCATATTATCGGGATCCGAAAAATGCTGACCAGCCAGAAAAATATTGCGCAGGAAACGTTTGATGAAAGTACGCCGACCATGCGCAAATTGATCTGCTTCCATGCTGGATTAAAAAGTCGTCATATCAATATGCGTTTCTTTGAATTGGCGCACAGTGAAAGAATAAAGGTCATTGAAGCACTTAACTCACTCATTGAGTTTGGTAACGCGCTTCCGGCCTTTATTAGTGAAACCGACTCAGTTCTCAACATAGAACATTAATACATCTGAAATTTAATTGGCGTTCAACCCGCCGGGCATTCTTTTGCCTAAAAACAGGATTGGATAATGGAAGAAATCATAAATGAAGCTCGTTCTGACGAACGTTTAAATCGTGCAGCCGTATTCGCTGCACGTCTTGAGGCTATCGCATGTTTCATCATCAAGCAGGCAATGACCGGCACTGAAGCCGCCGAAGCTTTACGCGTTGAGGCTACCCGCATCCAAAACGAAGCGGGAGAATTTCATTAATGGCTGATGTTATTGATGCTGCCCAAGAACGAGCGGACCTGATCTTAGAGTCACAAATTCAAGCTGCCCGCATAAGCACTACGGGCGCTTCCTCCATGTATTGCCTCGACTGTGACCGCCCTATTCCTGAAGAACGCCGCGCAGCTCTGCCTGGCGTTGATCTGTGTGTCTATTGCAAGGAAATCAGTGAGCTAAACGCTAAGCATTACCGAGAGAGTAAATGATTTTGTTCTCGATGGCATTGCTCATTCTGGCTGGCATCAATGCTGGCTATCTGATCATTGATATCAAAGACGGTTTGTAATGCAGAACAATCGCTTTACTTCTCAGACTGAAACGCCCGATGTTTGGGCGTTCCCCTGGAATAAACCCCTAGCCCCAATCGTCCCCCAAGAAAGGCCGAGACCGCTTACTCGTGATGAATACGATCAGGGGCAAGCGGTTTTAATCAAAGTAAAAAATCTCTCTAAAGACCTGCAAGAAATTTTCACTGGCCGCCATAAGTACCTGCTCAAAACTCAGGGCATTCACGCAGCCAATAAATATCTGGTTTATACCCTTGGACGCAGCATCCTGCCGCGTGTCGATGCAGTTAATAAAGCCCATGCAATGAATATCAATGCCACCATGAAATTCATCTCAGAGGCCGATGTTTATCACCAGTTACCAGGCATGAGCGACAAGCCACTGCGTCGTTTCACACATAGCATTGCCGGACAGTTGAAGAGTATTTATGAAGACCGTTGCGATCAGCTGTTGGCTGAAAATGGTGGAGATTACGCAGTACTTCTTCAGTCTGATACGCAGTGCGCTCTGTATCGTGATATTGCAGGAATGTCTCGTGCCTTCAACGTCAGCCCTATGTATTGGACAAAATTCACTAAAGGCAAGCTTGATGCAACGTCTGCCATCGCTGGCATGTCTCGGCTGGTAAATCCCGATTGGTGGTTAAGTCAGTTGAAAGGCCAGCGTACCCGCTGGCGTGAGTCATTGCTGATCGCAATCGGCAAGGTTAACCGTGACGCGTCTCCCTATGCTAGTAAGCAGGCTATCCGTGAAGTTCGTTCCCGCCGACTGTCGAATCTGGACTATCTAAAAAGCCGCGACCTGGAGAATGTCGAAACCGGCGAGCGTATCAGTTTGATCGATAAAGTCATGGCGAGTATTTCAAACCCTGAAATCCGCCGCATGGAGCTGATGAGCACTATCGCCGGCACCGAAAAATATGCTGCCGCGAATGGTGACGTCGGGATGTTTCTGACCATCACCACCCCTTCTAAATTTCACCCGACCCGCATGGTTGGTAAAGGTGACAACAAGCGCGTTCAGCGAAATCACTCCTGGGACAAAGAGGCCTATACGCCTAAAGATGCACAGCGTTATCTTTGCGGGATCTGGAGCAAAATGCGCACCGCGTTCAAAGACAGTGGCCTGTCCGTTTATGGTATGCGTGTAGTAGAGCCTCACCACGACGCGACTCCGCACTGGCACATGATGTTATTCACCAAGCCTGCCATGCGTAAGTCGGTGATCGATATCATGCGCAAATACGCCATGAAAGAAGACGGTGACGAGCGCGGCGCAGCAAAGAACCGCTTTGACTGTAAGCACCTGAACCGAGGCGGTGCTGCTGGCTACATCGCTAAATACATCGCGAAGAATATCGACGGTTACGCACTGGAAGGCGAACGCGACCACGAGACCGGCGAGCTTCTGACGGATTCCGCTGCTGCTGTTACTGCCTGGGCTGCAACATGGCGTATCCCTCAATTCCATCCCATCGGCCTGCCTACTATGGGTTCATACCGTGAGTGCCGCCGCATCCGTTCCATCAGTTTGACTGAAACCTTTGACGAAGAAGTGGAAGCCGTTCGTGCTGCTGCTGATGCCGGTGACTTTATGGCGTACATGACTGCCCAGGGCGGCGCTAATGTACCGCGTGACGATCAGACGGTGCGCGTAGCACGTCGCGTTGCCAATGAGCTGAACGCCTACGATGAAGAAGTGAAAAAAGTTGTGGGCATTTTCGCGCCCCACCTCGGCGAATCACATGTATATGAAACGCGCACCACTGAATGGCGCATCGTTGCTTCTGCCGTTGATTCTGAGGTTTTGACCGCAAAAAGCGCCTCCGGCGCGCCTCGGAGTCCTGTCAATAACTGTGGGTTGGGGGAAGAGATGCAAAGTATATTCGGAACTCTTAGTAGTCGTACTGACTGTTTGATAGCGCCAGACTGCCGTAAACTAGCGATAACCGAATTAACAACCATGCCCTTAGATCGAGGTCATGAGGTCATAAGAGAATGAAGATACTTAAATAAATTATTCTGTGAAAATTGGGAGTGATGGGTAAGACATTCTATAATTTTTTGCAGAATTAGGGGGATTATCAAAGTCTATGAAATTAACCTAGACTGCTTACATATCAGCCATAAACTTGTTGAGAGTGATCATTCCATAGTTTTTTTGAAAATTTAGTTGCTTTGTACCGTAAAAATATACTATACAATATGAAAAACACAATAAATATTAATGCATTAACAATAGTTTGAAAAATCACATGCTTATCAACTATAAAAACTATAGGACTTAAAATGGAAAATTATTTACGCAGAGTTACTATTGATGGACTTTTTCAAAACGGAAATAACTACACTATTGATTTTATTGAAGGTGCAAACTGTATATATGGCAACAATGGCACTGGTAAAACCTCTATTATTAACCTCATAGTAAGTTGTTTAAACTGTGATTTAAATAAACTTAGATCAATACCATTTGAGAAAGTTATTTTATATTTAGCAAAGACGGGGCAAGTAAGACAAAGAAAATTCATGCAAGTTGTAAAAACACCTCATAGCATCATTGAAGGGAAATTTACACCTGGATTTTTTACTTTGAGTACTTCTAACAACCCAGAACCAATTATAATACCTTTTGGCCCATTAAGTGGTTCACAATCTCTCGAAGATACTGATACTGAATTCGTAACTCAATTGGAAATATTTAAGAATAACATTGAGTCTGAGATAACCCTGACGCACGTGCCCCTTCTGCGCATGCATGATAGTGAAATCTTCAGTGAAAATGGTCATGATGAATTCTTACAAATGGCTTTAAGAAAGAGAAGAATAAACCAAAAGCAAATATCTGAAATCATAGATCCAAGTTATCGCGTGATATCTTCAATTCAATCTCAATTTACTGAGGAGGTTAATGTAAGAAGAAAGGAAATAACTGCTTCCTTAGAGACTCTAAAATCAAAAATAATAGAAAAGGTCATGATAGATCAGAAACTCTTAACTCAATCCAAAAAGGCACTTCAGTCAGTATCAAAGGTAATGTCAAGTCCTGATAACACATTAGATGCGAGTAGCTATTTTAAAAAATTAAAAGATGCAAAAATTGACGTACCTGAAGAAAAAGTTATGGAACACTTTCAATTATGGAGTGAACTTGGTTCTAAGTGTAGAGATGAGTGGAAAGAATTAAACAGAATCACTGAAGCCTCTCGAAAAGAAAATAAATCGTTTCAGGACAACGAGGCAAGTCGAAAGGCCCATGAGAAATTTAATAACACCTATATGACATTGTTCTCTATAACAAACATATATGATAGATTTTTATCAATAGTGGAGGATGTCGAAGTAATGCAGATCCAGAAAAACGAAATATGGAAAATGTTTACGGATTATGAAAATGAAGTAAACATGTATTTTTCCCCTTCAAAAAAATTCAATTTAAATGAGGATGGAGAATTCAGACTGAAGGCAAAAAATAGGCCAATACGATTACAGGATCTATCATCAGGTGAAAAACATATTATAACAATTTTAGGCCGAGCCACGTTATCAAAAGCTAACGGTGCCGTGTTTGTAGCCGACGAACCAGAACTTTCACTTCATTTAGACTGGCAAAGAAAGATATTAGGCTCTATAAAAAAACTATCACCTCTATCACAGATCATTGTAGCCACTCATTCACCATCCATTTTCACCAAGGGAGCTAATCTTATCAACCTGGAGGATTGTCGCTAATGCCAACCATTCCTGTTTATGATATCGAAGAAAATTTGCGTAGGGTTGACATGCAGAGGAGGATAAAATTTATTATCGTGGAGGGAAAAGATGATGTTCCTATATATGAGAGTTTAGTCAGTTCAGCAATTGAAGGTATTGAGTTTGACGTAATCTATTCAGGCGGCAAACCTAGAATTAAAAAATTCCTTGAAGATAACCAGGAATTGGTGAATTGCATTGTTATTGTGGATAGGGATTTTGACCTCATTGATATTGAATCAGAACGGCTTGTTTTTTTAGAAAGATACTCCATTGAAAACTTTTACTTTTGTGAAGATGTGATTAAATCCGTTATTGCAATGAGTCTTAAAATGAAAAAAAATGACGCACTAGAAATAGTCGACCTTCATGCTTTCATTGAATACAGCACACCTTTATTATTGAGACTATTTTACGCAATTCATTATTATCAAAGAGTTGTTGTTGCTGAACTTAATATGCAAGGTCTACCATCTCCGGGTTGGAGTGATACGTTCATTTGCATGAATGATTCTTGGAAGGTGTGCCCAGATAAGATAGAAGAGCTAATACATAATTTGTATCAAAATGGATATAATGAGCAACTTGCGAAGGAATATTATGAGACACAGTATATTTCATCAGGTAATATCCTCGCTGACTTCCCTGGTAAAATGTTGAAAGTCGCCTTACAACGCTACCTTAAAGATAGTGTAATTAGAATAAACCCAAAATTTGGAAGTAAGTTCAGCAATACTGATACTACGTGCACACTATTAATGTCAAACTTGCATCACTCATCGACTCTCAAAACCAACTTACAACCTGTATTCAATTTTTTATCGGCATGACCCTCACTAACAACAAACAGGGTCTAAGTTAAAATAATTAGACCTTGTAACAAAATAGGTGTTATTGTCAAAAATATATTTTTCGTATAAGAATCAGAATTAAATATAACAACAACTATGAATTATTGAAAAATACTTATTTTTAACACATTCAATGTTAACATTTACTCCATTCTTGATTACTTACCTTGCCAAGACACTCTGCATGGACTACTTGCATGATTCCGCATGTTTTTAAAACGGGTCAAAAGGCCTGCACCGCCCGCTGACTCTGCTTTAAACGTTTTCTGTCATGCATTAAAATCAGTCAGTCAGGTATGACGCGGGCAGGCGGGTAACATTGCGCGCGCCAAGGTTCAGGATACCAAATCGACACACAGATGCGGTTCCAGACAGATACATTCTGGACATAAAGAGCGCCGCGCATATTGGCATGTAGCGACAACCAATCGGGATGGCAATATCAACAGTGTAAGCGCCCTGACGACGCATTTGCTTTATCATTTAATGGTCCTCTCTGCTCATCATGTGGGTTTACTTTCAGGTATGAGAACCCACAGGAAACAACATGCCGGGTGGAGCGGACAATCTAAATAGCGAATTGAAGTCTTATATCATTGGCGCTGACAGTGCAGTCAATGATCTTCAAGTACTGTGGTTAACGTATGATCACCCTTTAACCCGAGAGGACGGCACTGAGTTCGCTTAAAGGAACGGCTTTTGCGAAATACCATCCCTGAGCACAGCACTCAGGTACATTTTCCTTAAGGAACTGATACTGCATTTCAGTTTCCACTCCTTCAAAGACCACTATTTTAGGAATGTTTTTAAACATTTCTATCAAACCAGGAAGAATGTGTTTGTTAATGGATTCAGTCCCTATCGAGTCAGTTAATGATTTATCTATTTTAATTTCATCCACATCGAGTAATGAAAGCCAGTTCAGATTTGAATAACCGGTTCCGAAATCGTCAAGTGCAAACCTGATACCGGTGCCCTTAAAAAAATCCATAGAACGCTTGATATCATCTGTTCCGGAACTTTGTCTCTCTGTAATTTCAAGAATAATAGAATCGCCCGCAATGTTTTCTTTTCTTAAAGTGCTCAGTAATTTTTCACGGAATTCATCAGAACAGATATCAGCACAACTAACATTGATGCTTAAAGTGATATCGTTGTTCAGCAATATTGGCGCACATTCCCTGATGGCATGCTCAACCACATACAGACTAATCTTGTTTATTAAGCCATTTCTTTCCGCTAGAGGAATAAATACATCAGGACTGATATATCCTATTTGAGCATCCGTCCAGCGTAAAAGAGCCTCTACCCCTAGTATATTCCTGTCTTTAACTTTGTATATAGGTTGATAGACGAAATGTAACTCCCGATTTAGAATTGCATTTTCCAGACGAGAAAGTAATGACTTTTTATGTAATAAATTGTTAATATACAGGGTGCCAATCAAAAAACCGATAATAAAGGATATACTAAATAAAAAAACCAGAATATAAATGTTATTTTTAAAGAAGAGAGAGAATGAGGTTCCTGTAATAACACAGATCTCATTCATACTGTTGCAGGCATGCTCAGTAAAGTACAACAAAGAATGAGATTTATTATGCTCTATCGACTCCAGTAATTGCGTTTTTTTTCCAATCATGAAAAAATGATTGTCATGTTTAAAATCACCTATGACGGCATCGAAATCCATTTTATTGGCTTCCTCCCAGAAACGCTGGAAGGCAAAAGGAGAGACCGTTATGGCGAAGTTATTGGTGTAAAGAACATCTGCGGTAATGTTCTCTTCTATCAGGGCATCAAATACCCAAGTATAGCTCCCCCGATTAACCTTCTTTCTGAACATGTTTAAAGAAATAGGTGAATTCAGTTTTCCCCAGAGGGCCGAACAGATAATTTTCTCATCATGGACATAGGCGATATCCTTGATCAGGGGGTAAGGCCAGAGGCGTTTTCGTAATGCATTCAGATACTGGTCACTGCATGGCTCATAGACTGCGAACTCCTGTCGAAGTCCGTCAATCAGTTTCACCTGCTCGAGCAGACTGTCACTGCGAGCCAGAATTAAATTAGCATAATTTTCCATCTTTTCATGGATATAGTAATAATAAACCCCTAGTCCTGTGCAGTACAGGACGCCGAATGTTAACACTATTGAAAGCGTGTAGATACCGAGCCTGTGGTGGATAATTTTCAGTATTTGTAGTGGCATTGTTGAAGTATTCCCCTGCCATTATATTTATCCGGCGTGAACGCTTTGCATAGTATTGAGCATACTCCAGCCATCGCATTGTGACATGAGAGGTAAATAGCAGTTTCCGTGGTTATCGGCCGTACGGTCCGAGACCGTATCAGTAATGTATATCCTCTCCCTCTTCCGGCGAAACCAGTGACCTGCTCTACGGTAAATTGACATTCCACAATGTTAGGTCATCTATTCGCTGTGAGTTCAACCGATGTTAAAACGTTCTCCGGGTGACTCATAGCGGCCGTCTTACGCTTCGGCCTGGCCTTTGTGTCAAAGCGGACATTGATTTTATTATGCAATAAAATCTCGAAGCTTTCAGTAAAGATCACATACTAGTGAAGGTAGTTCCTTACAATCCCCTCACATTGCTGATATCACTGATGCATTACTCAATGAGTGGCAGGTCATGCCTCGTTTGTAAGGGTACCGAAAACTTGCCACAGTAAATTGTGAATAACTCTTAAATGTGGTTTTTTGCATAAAATTTTCAAACGCCATGCTTTACGTTTATTATGAAATTCCCCGGTGGTTAAAGTGAGGCATGATGATATGAAACAATTAAGAATTTACACATTGAAAGATAAAACAAGTGCTGATAATTACTTCATAAACTACTGGCCAAAGCACATGGTCAGTTTACCCAAGTTTGGTATATATGTTAATGATGTATATGTAGGCGGAAATGAACAATCAAATCAAGTTATAGCTGTCGTAACATTACCTGATGGATGCGATGTTAAGCTTTTAAATGAGGAATATATGAAAAGTCACGACTTCCATGAAGATATGTCAGGATTTAATATATCAGATATTATACGGGTTGATGAAATCTGCATTAGCAAATCTCTTTTTTAATTATCAAATGCAAGTAGATTACTGTTTAAATTAAACGCATAAAGAATCTTTTCAAGAAAATTGAAAACATTTCTCTTCCTATAAGATTACATACTGTGTAACAGGATTGATAAGATTATTTCGCGAGTATCTGTGATTGATTCCCCCGCCTCTCTCATCGCATCTGGAGTATTCACCAGATGCGATGAGCCTGAGAAGTAACTCTACTTGCCCGAATTAAATTAAAAGCTATATTCACTGGTTAGGCCAGCTTTCATAATGTCTGCTTTCGCTCATAGCGGGCTGCTAGAACAGTAATAATAGATAATTTGCCCCCCGTATTACGGGATTTAACAGCCCTAATCCGGCATTAGTTCATAAGAAATAAACGTGATCACCTCTTCACCAAGCCACGCATTCAACTCTTTAAATCTTTCCTGCAAAGGTGTCAGTTCATTCCGGACAAACACCTGCGAGGCTTTCACTGAATCACCAAACCCCCCGTTGTTCTCCGGAATAATGCCCATCATCTGAGGCGGAACGCGGTGCGCGCAAAGCAAATCGTTCTGGCTGGCTTTCTTGATATTAAAAAAATCGTCTTTGGTTGCGACTTCACTTAACGGCAGAATCTTGATCCCGTCCGGTTTGCCGTTTGGCGCGTACATGAACAGGTTGCGGAAGTTGCCCAGCCCTTTCGTGTCCCGCATGGCTTTACGCATCTGCTCGATGTCGGAGCTGCTTTGTGCCGCGTCGGTCATGTAGAGGATGTATCCGGCGTGCGCGCCGTTCTGGTAATACTTGCGACGGAACAGCGTCGCTGCCTCATTCAGCCAGGCAGAATTCAGGGCGCTGAGATATTCCGGCAGGCCGTACAGCTCCTGATTAATGTCCGGCTCAATCAGATGAAACACGCTACCGGCTTCAAACTGGTGTGCGTCCTTCCACTGCTGCACAAACCAGTAAGTATCCGGCTCGACTCCGCGCCGCGCATATTTGGCGGGCACGGTTTTCATCACCACGGCGTCGCCGAGCTGGTTGCGGATCACTTCTAAAAACGCATTCCCGAATACCAGATAATCCAGGGCAAAGCGGCTGAATTCCTGCTGTGATAACAGCGGATGCGGGACATAGGTCGAGGCCAGAATATTACGCTTAACGTACAACGACGAACTGTGATGAACCGCCGCCCGCAGCGTGCGAGCCAGTCCGTCAAAGCTGACCGGCGGCTCGTACCACTGGCCGTTACCCGTGCATTCGATGTAATCCAGGATTTCACGGCGGTCTAATACCGGCGTCGGGTCGCCAAAGCTGAACGCCTCCGCGCCGCTGGTCTGCTGCGCCGTTGCTGTCACTGCTGTTTGTGCCGCCTTGCGGAATTTGCGCTTACTCATAATTAATAAAACTCCAGGATGTTAGGGCTTTGGCCGCCGTTCGCGGCGGTCAGGGGTTCGTTAAGCAGTGCGTGCATGATTGCCCAGGCGACATCGGCGTGGCTGGCTTCCTCACTGCGACTGGCTTCGTAGGTGGAACGGCTGCCGCTGGCGGTCATGGTTTTGCGGATCGCCATGAATGACGAGGTGATGTCTTTATGGTTGGTGTCATATTCCAGGCGTCCGGACGTGATGGTGTCTTTGGCTTTCAGTACCATTTTCGTTTTGGTTTCGGGGCTATACCTGATTTCCATCGCGGCGGGGAAGAACTGCCGGACAAGCTGGAAAACACCCTGGCCGATGCCGGTGGCATCCACGCCGATATATTCCACGCAGTAGCGTTTTGTGAGTTCTTCAATACTTTTCGCCTGGGCGGCAAAATCCATACCCTTCCATTGATGGCGTTCCAGTACGCGGAATTTGCCGCCGTCCACCAGCGGCGGAGCCACCACCGCGCAACCTGCGCTGTCGCCGGTGTGCGACGGGTCGTAACCAATCCAGACGGCGCGATAACCAAACGGACGCACGGCGAACGGGCTGAAATCCTGCCATTCCTCCGCACTTTCCACCATGCAGCGCTGTAGTTCGGCGAACGGGAATACCGAAGTCTGGTCGTCTACAAACTCACACATGAACAGGTTGCGGAAATCCTCCGCGCTGTTCTCCTGTTTCAGCGTGTCGATGTTGAACAGGTTGCAGCCACCGGCTAACGGCGCGCAGATTGCGCCGGACTACAGGGTTCAACTTGCCGGTTCAGATATCACCGCCGATATCAGCAGGCGGCTGATTTCGCTGTCGCTGACCGACAACCGCGGCTTTGAGGCTGACCAGCTTGATATTGCGCTGAACGACGCAGACGGCCTGATGCAGATGCCCCCGCGCGGCGCGGTGCTGAGCATTTTTCTGGGGTGGAAGGGGCAGGCGCTTATCCATAAGGGAGAATTCACCGTGGATGAGGTGGAGCATCGCGGTGCGCCGGATACGCTGACGCTGCGCGCCCGCAGTGCGGACTATCGCGGCAGCCTGAATTCCCGCCGCGATCACTCCTATCACGACACGACGCTGGAGGCGATTGTCTCCACCGTGGCGGCGCGCAACAACCTCCAGCCTGCTGTCGCGGATGCGTTTAAAGGGGTGAAGGTATCGCATATCGACCAGACGCAGGAAAACGATGCCGCATTCATTACCCGTCTGGCCGAGCTGAACGGCGGGGTTGTCGCCATCAAGGCTGGAAAGCTGCTGTTTATCAAACCCGGCGCTGCCGTGACCGCCAGCGGCAAGCCGATACCGAAAACGACGCTGACCCGCAGCGACGGCGACGGGCACACGTTTACTCTTGCTGACCGTGATGCCTATACCGGCGTGTCAGCCACCTGGCTGCACACCAAAGACCCGAAACCGAAAAAGGTGAAGGTGCAGCGGAAGAAAAAAGAACAGCATTTGCGCGCCCTGCAACATCCGGCAGCCAAAAAGACCACCGCGAAGGCACAGAAAACGCCGGAGGCGAAAGAAGGGGAATATCTGGCGGGTAGTGATGAAAACGTGTTTGCACTGACGACGGTCTACGCCACGCAAAAGGCCGCCATGCGCGCAGCCCAGGCGAAGTGGGACAAACTCCAGCGCGGTGTCGCCGAGTTCTCGATCTCCCTGGCTCGCGGACGGGCGGATTTATTCCCTGAGACGCCGGTGGCGGTGTCGGGCTTTAAATCCGTGATCGACGCGCAGCCCTGGCTAATCAGCAAGGTGACACACAACCTGGACGGCAGCGGATTTGTGACGATGTTGAATCTGGAGGTGTTACTGTCGGATGTCAGCTATGAGGCGACGGAAAATCATGACGCTGAGTAAGGAAAAATGTGTATGTACCGAAATGAAGGGATTAGGTTAATCCCATTGCTGCAGCCCATTCCGCCACCTGATTGCGGGAAGTAAAGACAAGTCGTTCAGGTGCATTGGGATTGCCGCTGTAAGCGACATAAACCAGACAAGGAAAGCTGCTCGGCATCATACGCTGTAGCTCTTGTTCTAGTTCGTCCTGGCTCATTGCAGATGATGGGCTATCATCATATTCCAAAAACTCGTCAGTCATCCAGGTCCGGTAGTCGAATTCATTCTGCAGTAGTTTCATTTCTTCTCCTTGATTATTCAAAATAACATAGCAGACATTCAGTGAGTGTGCTGTGTATCCTTTTCAAAGGATGAGTGTAAATCACTGTAATATCGGATGTATGTTTTTGCGGATAACATACAATGATTGCATCTGATTAAAATGATTACATGGTGATTATTATGATGCACTGCCCGAAATGCCAGCACGCCGCCCACGCCCGTTCAAGCCGTTACCTGAGCCTCAATACCAAAGAACGCTATCACCAGTGTCAGAACATTAACTGCAGTTGTACGTTTAAGACCCATGAGTCGATCGCTGACATCATTGTTGAGCCTGGGACGGTTCATGCGGTGCTATTGCATCCAGACAAAAACAGTCAGCAGTCCTTCCAGATTCACTAA